AGCGAATCAAAATGTTACGCAAAGATATGAATATGTTGCGACTTTAGATGCAAGAACAAGTGCAATCTGCGGAAGTTTAGATGGAAAAATTTTTAAATATGGAGAAGGACCTATGCCACCACAGCATTTTAACTGTAGGTCAACTACTGTTCCGATTATAGATGATGAAGATTTGCGCAGACAATTTCCTGATACCAGACCAAGTGCTACTGGTAGAGTGCCACAAGGTACTAATTATGCGACTTGGTTAAAAGATAATCCAAC